CACATTTACCAATGTGGATTATGATGTAAGTGCTACCGCAATGACAGGTGGTGAAGTTGTACAACTAGACTATATTACGAATACTGTACAGGCTGGTAGTGGCGTTGACGCACCAACAGGTTATAAGTTTAGTTTGCAGCTTGGTAGAACAATAGGTGGCATAAGCGATATTATGACGGTTGGTATTCGTACTGCCGTAACAGGTACACCTGCAGGTTCAGCTATTGGCTCCCTCATTTTTTATGATTTGACTAACGGAGTGTAATATGCAAACAAAGAACCGCACAGTTGGACTTGAACTAACTACAAGCAATCAAGACTTGTATGTAGTACCTGCAAACTACGAAGCAAATATTAAATCTATTTATGTAAACAATGCTTCATCTAGCAGTGTTACATTTAGTCTTGATTGGTATGACAGTCAAACCGCAACGTATTACACATTAGCTGAAACAGTATCTCTTGTTCCAAATAGTCTGTTACAGATTACGGAAGCTATGTGGCTGTACAAGAATGATAAGTTTCGTGGCCTTGCTAGTGCAAACAGTGCAGTGACTGTTGTATTCAACGTAGAAGAAACATTCATACCCCAGAGGAGTTAAGGAGATATGCCACTTACAACAAAAGGTTCTAAGATTAAATCTGCTATGACTAAGAAGTATGGGGAGAAGAAGGGTGAACAAATCTTCTATGCATCAGCCAACAAAGGAACAATTAGCGGCGTGGAGAAGAAGCAAGAACTCAAGAAAGGTGGGGCAGTTAGAAAAACTAGCAAACCGAAGGTCACTAAAACGAAGAGCAAAAGTAGAGTTAATGAAGCTGGCAACTACACTAAGCCAGCACTGAGAAAAAGATTATTTGAAAAGATTAAAGCTGGCAGTAAGGGTGGTAAGCCCGGTCAGTGGTCAGCACGTAAAGCCCAAATGCTGGCACGTGAATATAAAGCCGCAGGTGGCGGCTACAAGTGATAGAGTTCACCCTAGTAGTCTACATGGGTGCGCAGATAATAAACCAAACACAAAGATTTGCAGACATTGATAAGTGTCTGTACTTTGCCACCAGACTGTCCCAACAACGGTCAATACCCCAACCAGACGGTGGCTCAACTAAAATAATAGCCGTATGCAAACCAACCAACAAATGAGGCTAAGAGATGATTGCAGAAACCCTTGCGGGTATCGCACTAGTAAAGAGTGCCGTGGATGGTATTAAATCTGCCATCAATACAGCCAACGACATAGGCGATATTGCAAAGTATGTAGACAATCTACTTGAGGGTGAAAAGCAAGTACAGCAGCAACGGTCTAAGAAGTCTGGTTCCAGTATAGGCGACCAGTTTGGTATTCAGTCTGTAGCACAAGAAGTAATAGACGCAAGACTAGCACAAGAAAAAGTGCAGGAGATGCGAACTCTAGTTGATATGCGGTTTGGCCCCGGCACATGGCAAAGCATTGTAGATGAAAGAGCAAAGCGTATACGTGAAGCTAAAGAAGCTGCAGCACAAGCTAGACGTGAAGCAATACAGCGTCACAATGAAATGATGGAAACGGTAAAGATGGGCGTAGGTGTTGGTTCTATTGTACTGGTATGTGTAGCTTTTTTAATTTTTATCTTGACAATTGCATAAGATAGTGGTATAACTTATTCATGACATTAAAATCACCACAGAAAAGTTTGAAGGCTTGGACTAAGCAAAAGTGGACAACTAAAAGTGGCAGACCATCCAGTGAAACAGGAGAACGCTATCTTCCTACCGCTGCCATCAAAGCGTTATCGCCGCAAGAGTACGCAGCGACCACTGCTGCCAAAAGAGCAGGAACTCGTGCTGGTAAGCAATTCGTCAGCCAGCCTAAAAAGATACAAAAGAAAACTGCACAGTTCAGAAGAGGTGTGTGATGCTTAATTTATTGATTGGACCTATTGCAGAACTTGCTGGCACATGGATGTCTGGCAAGGTAGAAGAAAAGAAAGCACAAGCAAAGACACGTATAGCCAAAGCTGAAGCTGAAGCTATCGTAATGCAGAAGAAAGCTACTGGTGAGATTGACTGGGATTTGGAGATGGCTAGAGGCTCATCCAACTCTTGGAAAGATGAGTGGCTAACTATTCTTTTCAGTATCCCATTGATACTGGCATTTGTACCCGGCATGGAAGATGTAGTACGTAATGGCTTCGCAAGGCTCAATGAAATGCCTCAATGGTATCAGTACTCACTTGGAGTTATCGTTGCGGCTTCTTTTGGCGTACGTTCAGCTACAAAATTCTTTGGTAAAAAATGACGTACACAATGGAAAAGATTCTAGCGTGGAAAATACTGCCACGCCTTATGATGCTGGCAATGACCATTATGAGTTATCAGGTAGTTCAGTGGTTCATGGCTCTTGGTCCTGAAGCCACTACGCAGCAGACAGCATTTGTATCTACTGTAGTTGGTGCAATGACTGGTGCATTTGCGGTGTGGATGGGACATGAACAAAAATGAAATATCGCAGAGAACATTTTATTGAAGAGTTAATCAAGCACGAAGGCTTGAAGCTACAAGTGTACAAAGACACTCTTGGAATTGATACTATTGGTATCGGACGAAACCTAGAAGACCGTGGCATTAGCAAGGAAGAGTTGGATGCTTTAGACATTCCTACTATTGACCACATCTATGAATATGGAATCACCGAAGCTGATGCGGTCTATCTAGCAACAAATGACGTACAGATTGTTGAGGAAGAACTGTTACAAGCGCACCCTTGCGTGGACAGGTTAGACTCTGTACGTCAGCTTATATTGATGGATATGGCTTTCAATATGGGTGTGCCACGCTTGTGTAAGTTTAAGAAGATGTGGAACGCTATTCACGAAGAAGATTATCCTACTGCAGCAAAAGAAATGCTTGACAGCAGGTGGGCAAATCAGGTAAAAGGCAGGGCTACTAAGCTGGCTAATGCAATGCATAATGGGGAGTTCTAATGGGCTGGATTGAAAAAAGCAAGAGTGCTAAAGCACAAACGTACCACACAGGAAGTGACCCCAGAAAAAAATCTATAGCTGAACGTATCAGTTTTGGTACGGGTGATAAGAATAAACAATCTCCCGGTTTTTTAGAAATGGTAGTTAAGACAATTAAAAAGGCGATAGACTAATGGAAAAATTTAAACCGTGTAAAGGATGTCCTACACCAGCAAACTGTGGTGCTGTAGGCAAGTGTCAAAACAAAGGCAAGTAAATGGCTAGACAACTAACAGAACGACAGCAGAAGTTTCTGGATGTCTTGTTTGATGAAGCTGGTGGTGACATGGTTGCTGCCAAGAAACTGGCGGGGTATGCTGACACTTCCAGCACTGGCGAAATTGTCAAAGGTCTTAAAGAAGAGATTCTTGAAGCAACACAAATGTACATGGCACGTAATGCGCCGAAAGCTGCGATGGCGATGACAGGTGCGTTGTATGACCCGACAGAGTTAGGTATTCGTGATAAGATGTCTGCAGCTAAAGAATTGCTTGACCGTGTAGGTCTGGTGAAGACAGAAAAAATGCAGGTAGAAGCAAGTGGTGGCGTTATGCTTATGCCACCTAAAGCACCAGTGGAAGAGGAAGAATAAAATGACTGTAGTTAAATTATTAAAAACCGCTGCTAAAACTGCGAAAAAACGTAAAAATGAAGAACGCGCTCGTTTAATAAAAAAAGCTGAAAAAGATAGAATTAGGGAACAAAACAAAGCGAGTGATGCAGCTAATAGAGAAAGAAATAGATTAGAGGCTAGTTTTGAAAAAGAAGCTATAGCTGAATTTAAAAAACAAGGTAAAGTAATGAAAAAAGATTACTTTCAAGAAGACTTGGATAAAATTGTAAATAAAAAAATGCAAGAGTACAAACTAAGTTTAAATAGTGGTGGGCTTGCTGCTAAAAACTATGTCAACCCTGTAACCATAGTAGACAACCGTAAAAAGAAATGACACGTAGTATAGGCAAGTGGAAGTTACCACAGCCAACAGACATCAAAGAAGAAAACGAATGGATACCTATTCCACGTATTGCACGTACAGTACCGTTCGGATATAAACAGGATGATGAAGACCCCGACATTCTTCAACCTATCCAAATTGAATTGGACTTGTTAGAGAAAGCTAGACAGCACGTAAATCAGTACAGCTACCGTGAAGTAGCTAATTGGCTGAGTACACAGACTGGCAGATACATCTCGCACGTAGGGTTGAGGAAACGGTTGAATAATGAACGAAGACGTAAGAATCAAGCTGCAAGCCTCCGCAAGTGGGCAGAATATGCGAAAACGGCAATCGCCAAAGCGGAAGAAATCAGTAACCAAAGAACAGGCTCCAAAGCCAGCAGCGGTTAGAATACAGGAAACTGTATCACCTGAGTATGACAGCAGCGAGATAGAACAACACGCTAATGTTTTGTTCAAGCCAAATGCAGGGCCACAGACAGAGTTCCTAGCGGCGGCTGAACGAGAAGTATTGTACGGTGGTTCTGCAGGTGGCGGTAAATCCTACGCTATGCTTGCTGACCCATTACGTTACATGGGGCATCCACAGTTTAGTGGGCTTCTGCTGCGACACACCACAGAGGAGTTGCGCGAACTTATATTTAAGTCGCAGGAGTTGTACCCAAAAATCTGGCCCGGTATTAAGTGGTCAGAGAGAAAGATGCAGTGGACTGCGCCTTCTGGTGCAAGATTGTGGATGTCTTATCTTGACAGAGATGAAGATGTATTGCGCTATCAGGGTCTGGCTTTTAGCTGGATAGGCTTTGACGAGTTAACACAATGGGCCACACCATACGCATGGAATTATATGCGTTCTCGTCTACGGTCTACTGCACCTGATTTGCCGATATTTATGAGGGCTACGACCAACCCCGGCGGCAGAGGTCATCATTGGGTTAAGAAGATGTTCATTGACCCTTCGCCGTATAATAGAGCCTTTGATGCAACCGATATTGAAACAACCGAAGTCCTACGATATCCAGCAGGACATAGCAAAGCTGGAAAACCTTTATTCAAAAGAAGATTTATACCCGCAAGACTTTCTGATAACCCATACCTTGCGGAAGCAGGTGATTACGAAGCAATGCTTCTTTCACTTCCCGAACAGCAAAGAAGGCAGCTTCTTGAAGGCGATTGGGATATCAAAGAAGGAGCAGCGTTTACTGAGTTTGATAGGCGTGTTCATGTTGTTGAACCTTATCGTATACCTAGTAACTGGGTTAAGTTTCGTTCTTGCGATTATGGCTACGGTAGCTATAGTGCTGTTGTGTGGTTTGCCGTTGCGCCTAGCGAACAACTTGTGGTATATAGAGAACTCTACGTTTCTAAAGTCCTTGCCACAGACTTGGCAGATATGATTCTGGATTTGGAAGCGGAAGATGGCAATATTAAGTACGGCGTTCTGGATAGTTCTCTTTGGCATAAGCGTGGCGATACTGGGCCTTCTCTTGCAGAGCAAATGATTAGTAGAGGTTGTCGTTGGCGACCATCAGATAGAAGTAGAGGTAGTCGGGTAGCAGGTAAAAACGAAATACACCGTAGACTACAGATAGATGAGTTTACAGAGGAGCCTAGACTTGTTTTCTTTGATACTTGCACAAACCTCACGGCCCAACTTCCCTCAATACCACTGGACAAAAAGAACCCAGAAGACATTGATACAAAGAGTGAAGACCACTTGTATGATGCTCTTAGATATGGTATAATGTCCAGACCACGGTTTAGTATATTTGACTATGACCCAATGGGTAGACCCGGTGGTGGTATGCAGGTAGCAGACGCAACCTTTGGATATTAAGATGCAAGTTATCTGGACACTATTATTAACTGTTTGTGATACCAGCCACTGTGCTACACAGACTATTCAGTGGTTTGAGGATAAGCCACAGTGTATTGAAATGAAAATACTGCACGAAGATTTGCCGCAAGACGGACATTGGAAGTCAGTAGATTATACCTGCACCATAGTGGGAGCAAAGGAAGTATAATGGATGAAGATGAAATCATGATTGAAGACGATGCTATCGCACTAGAAGATAGTGACGATACATCTGTTTCGGACGTAGACGTAAGTAACATCATCCCATTTATTATGGAACGCTATAAGCGGTCTGAAGATTATAGGTATCAGGACGAAGAACGTTGGCTAAAAGCCTACCGCAATTATCGTGGTTTGTATGGTCCTGATGTGCAATTTACTGAAACAGAAAAATCTCGTGTCTTTATTAAAGTCACAAAAACTAAGACGCTGGCAGCATACGGGCAGATTGTTGATGTTCTGTTTGCTAACCAGCGTTTTCCTTTATCTATAGAACCAACGGAG